TCTTTCCAATAGATGATCCAAGCGAACCCTGAATAGTAGGATTAACTAAAATTAAATTAGTCCCATTTCCCTTTTGTACTTGATCTACTTGTATAATTGAATTACTCATACAATCACCCACGTACTACCATCGGCAATCGTAACTGTAATTCCATCTGCTATAGTTATAGGGCCAGCACTCACAGCATTTTGTCCAGTAGGTATTGTCAAATTTGCAGATATATTTTGTGCATTAAATTGAATTGCTGCATTGCTTGAAGAAAATCCTAAATTACCTAATTGTAATTTCTTTTTAGCATTAGTTGCAGCACTGTCCTCTATTATTAGTAAATCAGCAGCAATAGGAATTGTTTTTTCCGCAACACCAGATATTTCACTAGATGCGTTTACATGAACTGCATTAGTATCGGTTGCAGAGCCAGATGATCTAACTTCTTGTTTAGCGAAAAGAGTTCCCATTATCTGTTATCCTACTTGTTACACGATACGAATGAGTGCGGTTGCTTCCCCAGCCACAGGGAAAGTTATTTTGAACGAACCGTTCGTACTCGTATAGTCAATACCACCAAATTCCAATACAGCCACTGCGTTTTTACCAGCCAAGGAATCGTTGTAAATCAGTGCCCCTCGTGCAGTTATCGTACTTGCTAACCATTCAGGGTCGGTAGTAAAGTCAATGATTGCTGTATCGTTGATAAGATTGGTTGTAAATCCAACTAGAAGTTTTCCACCTGTAGTATAGTTTGTACCAACAGAAGATACTTCGTTTAACACTCCAGTATATGTTGTAGTTGATTTGTTTAATGTTGCAGCGGAAGTATATAATGCTATATAATAGTCATTAGTAGATAGATGAAGTCCTTGTAGTATTTCTTGTTTGTATGATAGGCATAATGCTTGCGTGATAGCCATATTATTTCTCCTTTACGTATTTTAAATTTTATTCTTGTACTGAGTCAATTACATCAGCACCAGTTATTTTTCCAGATTCATCTCTTATTAGTGATATTTTTCTACGAACACCTTTTTCAACATTTTCTACAACCTTTTCAGTAGGCATAGAAACAGGTGCTATTTTTGCTTCTTCAAGTTTCTTGTTTACTGTATTCAATTCAGATAATACTTGATTAAGCATAAGTACAATTCCTTTCAGATTGTCACCAGAATCTATAACTGCATTATCAACAGCTTCTTTTATAGGAGCAGTTTTTATAGTTTCAACTTTTGGTGTTTCCATAACCTTTTGTTTAGTAACCAGTGGTTTTGGTGTCATTGGTTTTTTTAATTCAACAAAAGACTCTGGACTTAAAAATTTCTTATATTTTTTCATAACTTTCCTCTAATCAATGTGTATATTTATTAGTATAAAAAACTTAAATTTTCCAAAATTCTCCAGTGATTTTCGAGAATGCTTCGTCTATTCCCTCTTGATATACTACATCATTGGTTTTAATGCTTTGTCGTTTATTCTCGTCTTCATATATAACAGTGGGCATAATTTGACTTTCCATTGCAGAATATAAAGCACTACAAGCAGCATCAGAGCAGTCTTTGGCATTTTTACCCGCTTCAGAATTATTCCAATCTCCAAAATATTTATTAACTGTTGGGCCTTTTGGGTGGTCTATTTTCTCTTTTCCATTATCAGGCCTAACTCTTTCCAAACACCGTAAATTATTCTTTAAAAATATATTCTTACCAGCCTTTACTGTTCCCGTTACTAAGGATGTGAGCATTCGAATATAGGGTTCAAGAGACGTATCCAAATGTGGTTTTGATACATTTATATTCATACGCTTTATTGTTTGTATTGTTTGTGTAGATTGAAAAGTATCTGATGCTAAATCAATAATAGATACATTACCTTTTTCCATCAAATCCAAAATAAAATGCTCTACAGCACTCAAGTTGATTCCTTCTTTTCCCGGTTGTATAACAAAACAAAAGTCATATATAAACATTCTCTCACGTAATAGTTTTGAATGTTCCATATGTCCCATAGCAAAGCCGTAGATATCGCCCTTCGCGCTAGTGGCAACATCTATTCCGATAAACCTTGGTTCTGTTGGTGCTCGATATATCTGATTCCTTCCATTGAACATTTTATGAAAAAATACTTGTTCTACTTGTTTCCATAATAAATCTTCTGGAAAATCAGCAGCATCAGCAACCAAACCACCTTCTATGTTTTTAAGATGTGGATTATTAAATATGCTATCGATTATGGCTACATTTTGAATAAACTTGCTTTCATTAGATGTGGGTTTACCACCTATATCTTTTATGGATTTTATAGGATTTTGATCATATTCGTTGTATACATCAATGGGAACAAAGTCAATTAAATCTTTGGGAACATCTTTTAGTTGTAAGGGATTTGTGACTATTGCTGCTGGTACATTTCCGTTTCCGGTTATTACATTAAAAACATAGCCTTGCTTTAACAGCTCTTGTTTTAAATTTTCCTCATTAAAACCTTGCTGTTTAAGTTTATTAACTCCTTCGTAATATTTCGGAAAATCCCAAGGTCTTGCTTCCCATTGAGAACGCCACCGAAAATAAACATTTTCTCTATATTGAAGGGTTTTTATAATGTGTCTTTCAATTCTGGATTCTGAAAAGTTAGCAGATGAATCTAAAAATATCCATGCTAAATAGTTTTTACCAACTGTAGCACGAATACGAGAATAGGCATTTGTATATAGTTCAAATATTCTTTCTTCTGAAGCTCCCGGTTGATTAATAAAAAAAGCAATTTCTGAAATATAAACTTGAATTACATTTGCTCCGATAATTTCATCTGGGTTTTGATTTCCTACACGAATCTGTAACCCTGATGCTAAAGTTAAAACTGTTCCTCCTTGACCAGCAGAACTCCAAACTATCTTTTCTAGTCCAACTTCCTTTTGCTCTGCTTCTACATAATGATGCTGTATTTTTCTTATATATCTATCTGCATGTGTTAAATATTCATACAATGGGTCTAAGTATAATTCTTTTATTTTATCAAATTTAAAAGATACCAAATATATAACCAATTTTGTACCAGAAGACAATCTATAATATGTACCGGGATCACGTAAGCAATGCACGAAATGAATTGTATACATTATTAATAAAATGGCTAGGAAAGTTTTACCTTGTCTTGTACTTCCATAAAAAGATAGTTCAAAATAATTAGTTCTATTGTTTAAAATATTTATAAAATCTTCTTTTATATGGGGCCAAATGTCTTTTTTTGGAACCCACCCATTATGATAATCAAGAAATTCTTCTGGAGATGCCGGAATTTGTTTAAAAATAACGGTTTCCAATTTTTTAACCATTTGATTAAATTTCGCTGGATTTTGTACATATGTTTCTTGATACTTTCTGTGAAGTTCTTTTTTTTCTTCTTTAGAATAAGTAGCATACTCTTTTGAGATACTTTCTTCTATTATATTGTCTTTTTTTGCTATAATTTCCATATTTATTAGTATATATTTTTATAATTTTTTTTATTACATTGAAAAAAAGTAATAACTTTTTCTAAGTTTATAGTATATTATAACTATTGATAATGTTGAAAAAAGGTAAAAAATATGTTTGTAGGGGAAAAGGTAGTAAAATGACAGAATTAAAAATGGGCGACATTGTGGATGTTGATTTTGGGGGCAGCACATACGAAAAAAGAAAGTTTATAGAAAAAAGCGGAAGATATTATGCGTGTATTCCCGTTAATGGCGAGGGTGGGTATTTTAAAGTTTTTTTTGAAGAAAACGAGGTGCATCCTATTTCATGGCGGCCTTTTACTTTTGAGGAAAGAGAAAATTTATATTATAAATGGATTCGAAATAAAAAATCAAAAACGGAATACAATATTCTAGCTATTGCACAAACAATAGCTGGCGAGGGACTGACGATGATAAGAGACTTTGATGATAATTGTTATTCTCCGAGTTTCAAACAGTTGTTAGAAAAATATGAATATATTGATGGTTCGCCGTGTGGAATTGAGGTGCGGTGATGAGTAAAATGATTATGTATATAGATATTATAGATAAATTAAATAAGGTTTTGTTTTATTTTGGTTATTCTATTCAGGCTACCATTGAAGATAGTACCGGCTGGGTCACAACACATGATTGGTCTAAAAGACCAAACCTTAAATTTAAACATACAAATATAAAAAACATAAAAGTTTTAAAACTAATTAAGTGAGGCGCGGTGATGAGTAAAATGACTATAATTGGTTTAGTTATTGCAGGAATATTATTTATTTATATTTCTATAGGCGGTCTTCGCACAAAATAATCAAGTGAGGTACTAAATGTATAGTGATGCAGAATGTCCATATTGTGAGAAAGAAATAGAGATAAATCATGATGATGGTTATGGGTATGAAGAAGATATCATATATAGCCAAGAATGTAGTTATTGTGGGAAAACTTTTACCTATAATACTAACATATCTTTTTCTCATGATACTCAACAGGCTGAATGTTTAAATGGAGGGGAGCATGATTTTAAAAAAACTCATACATATCCTCCTGAATTTGCAGAGATGAGATGCAATATGTGTGGAGAAAGAAAACCAATCCATACTGAAAAAGAAAGTGAGGTGCAGTGATGAAAACAGACCGTGAAAA